GGATCGCTTCCATCTGGAACAGCTGCTCGTCGGGGAGGAAGCGGCTGTTCAGGTAGGCGTTGTTCTTCAGTACCTGCGTGAGCACCTGGCGCGCGTAGCTGCCGGTGGTGACGCTGAGCTGCTTGGTGGCCTGCTCGATGCGGGCGCTGATACCGCGCGCGGTCTCGCCGGACTTGCCCGACTCGCCAGACAGCACGCTTGGGCCCTGGATAGAGCTCTCGGCTGCCTCCTGCATCAGCGAGACGACTTGCATCAAGGCGGGGTTCGCGTCTGCGAAGGCGAACGGGATGATGCCGTCCTTCACGTCCGCCGCCGAAAGGCCGGTAGCAACGTTCACCGCGCCAGGGGCGATGATGAACTTCCCGTCTGCGTTCCACGAAACCGTGCCCGCAGTGATGACGCCCTTGCAGTTGGCGAGCGTGGCCGAGTCGATGAACTGCGACAGCGACGTGTTCGCTGCGCGCTGGAAATCCGCCTGCATTCCGCCGTAGCCGAGCCCCAGATTGCCGTGGGCGGGCTCGATGCACACGCCGTGAGTGAACAGTAGGATGGGTTGCTTGTCTGGCTGGACCGGCACTTCCTCGGGGTCGTCCGGGTCCTTCATCCATGCGGGAGGCAATGGGGGTGGCGGCGCTTGCCCTTCGAGCTCCTCGAGCGCCATCTGCGCCATCTCTGGGCCGGCTAACCCTTGCGCGGTAGCCTCCCCGATTTGCGCGATGGTGGCCTGGTGTTCCGCGTTTGCGGTCTGGAACGCCATCTGCTCGGAGCGGTACTTTGCTAGCTCGTCGAGCTGTCTCTTGTAGGCGGCCTTCTCCTGCCAGGGCGCCTCCTCGTGGATGGTGAGACGGAACACGTGGCGCGTCTCGTAGTCCACGATGGCCTGCACGAAGCGCTGCCGTTCCTGGTTGGGCAGGTCGACCCAGCCCTCGTACCAGAGGATTTTGCGCGGTCCGCCGTCGTTCGGAATGTCCTGGCCCATCGTCTCGGCTGTCGACTGCGCGATGATTTGCTCGGGGCCGTCGTCGAAAGAGTTGTCGATTCGGTGCTCCGGGTCGTCGCCGAGCACCTTTTCGATGTCGACCCACGAGTCCCGCATGGCCTCGATTTCGTGCGGGTACTTCATGTACACGCGCGTGTAGTGCGGGATGTCCGAGTAGTTGGGCATGGTCGACGTGAACGTGTACGGCGTCACGAACTCGTCGGCCGTCAACACTTCGTGCCGGTTCTGCTTGAGGCGCTCGTCGTAGAACGAGTGAATCGTCGTGTCGCCGACCGTGAAGTAGTTCATCAGGCCGCGCGCCTGCTGGCGGTAGAAGTCGGGGATTTCGTTCCGCAGCTGCCAGTTGCCGTGCAGCGAAAGCAGCGCTGCCTGGTCCTGGTCCTTCTGTCCAAGCGAGCTCACACCGAACACGTTGCTCATATCGGCGAACAGCTCACCGAACGCGCGGAACACCACGCGGGTGAGGTTCGTGACCATGATGGGCACGTTGGCGTTGGCGGCGTTGTCGTACGGCCATTCCTTCGGCGGCAGGTCACCAGCGAACAGCTTCCAGTCTTCAGCGATGCGCTTGCGGCGCGGCTCACTGGCCTCGAAGTCGTCATCGAACTCGTCGACCACCTTGGAGCCGAGCTTCTTGAGCGCAGCCTTGCCGTCGGCGTGCTTTTGGAAGTCGACCACGAGGTTCGTCGAGTCCTCGTCGTAGGTGAGCACCAGCGGCACTTCCTCCTCGAGTAGCTCGTCGATTGAGTACTCGTCTGCCGTGTCCGTGGTCACATCCACGCCAAGCTCACCGTCTAGGTCGGCGTCGGCTTCCAGGGCCGCCAATTCATCGTCTTTGAATGCCATCAGCAAAGCTCCTGGCCGTAGCCGTGTCGTCCTGCACGCGCCTTGGTCGGCGCGTCGTCTTCGTCGTCCCACTCAGACTTGAGCGGGCGCATGGGTGGAATAGCACCTTTGCCCTTCGAGGCGTACGCGCATCCGTAAACGAGCGAGTCATACGGGTGGTCGTCGCCGCCATCCGCGGGCTCTTCGCTATTGCTCTGCGAGGTCTGCATCGCGGGCAGCACCTGGACGACCCAGCTGCACGATTCGAAGAACACGATGCCTGGCACCTTGGTCTCCTCGTCGTGGTCCCTCAAGCGCTTGATTAGGTGCTGCGCATTCGTCTGGCGGCTGCGCTTGTCGGCTTTCGTCCAGGTCACACCCTTGGCCTCGAACGACTCCGCGATGCATTTCCCGCCCTGGCCGCGCTGCTCCCAGATTTGGGTGTCCGCCGGGCCAGTGATGCGCGAGCTCTTGGCGCGCTCGTCCCAGACACCCAGCAACTCCTCGGTGGACTGAACCATCGCGGCCACCTCGTCGGCAATCTTGCCCTGGAAACGCAGCTCGTAAATCACGTACAGCGTGTCTTCGTCGTCGAGCGCGAACCAGTGGATGCACCCTGGCGCCTTGAAGCCCCAGTCCATCGAGCGGAACACGCGCCATTCTTTCGAGACGGGGAACGGGCGAATGACGTGGATGCTCTTTTTCCAGTACTCAGCGAAGAACGAGCCGACCGTCACGAACCAGTCGCCGTCGAGCAGCGCAGCGCGGATGTGCGGCGGGCTCTTCAGCAGGTTCAGCTCGTACTTTGCGACGAACTCCTTGTCGGGGTTGTCGTGGAGCTTGGCCGGCATGTAGCACCACTTGTGCCACTCGACCGTGCCGTCCTTGCGCGTTAGCTTGCGCTTGAAGATGACGTTGCCCTGAGGCGCGGCAACCACGAAGCGTTTGCGCACCCAGTTCGGGTCCTTCACCGAGATGTTCTCGCCCTCGTGGCGCATCAGCGGGTTGCTCATGGCGCGCACGCGCAGCATCAGCATCAGCACCGGGTCACTCGAGCGCAGGCGGGTGATGATTTGGTCGTACTGCTCCTCGTCGAAGCCCGTCAGCTCATCGAAGTAGATGGCTGAGAACTCGAACGACATGTAGTTCTCGAAGTCGTGCGGGTCCTTGCAGTGGCCGAACTGGTACTTGAACCCGCTCGAGAACGTCCACATCAGGTCGTTCTCGTTCCACGTCGCGCCCGGGTCTATCGCTTTGAACATGCGATGGCTCAGGTCGATGGTCTGCTTCAGCATCTTCAGTGTGCGGCGAAGGTGCAGCGCCCAGCCGCGGCTCGTTCCCCACTGAAGCGGATGCTTGTGGTTCGGGTTCTCACAGCGCTCGTGCTCGACCGTGATTTGGTCCACGATATCCATCAGCAACGCTGTCGTTTTGCCTGGACCCGCGCTGCCGGCGCCGAGCACCTCATTGATGCCCATGCGCGCCGTGTCGTGGAAGCGCTGCTGCCACGCGGACGGCTGGTAGATGATGGCGCTCATGGCGTCGTCGAATTCTTGATGATGCCGGCGGCGTCCAACGCGGTCAGCAGCGCGGCCAGCACAGCAACAGTTGCGCCGCCACGCGAGCCGATAATCTCTGGGCGCGACTCGGGTGCCGCCTTGTCGATGAGCGTCCCTGCTTGTCGCAGGTACGGAATCACCTCGCGTTGCATCGACTGCAAAAGGGTGGCTTCCTCGAGCGGGCGCGTCGTGAGCTGCTTACGGGCCAAGCTTACCGCCTAGCGCCTTCACCAGCGCCTCGTACACGTCGCGGCGCGGGCCGACCTTCGCCTTGGGGCCGCTCAGCATCCAGTCGCGCCGCTGCTTCTCCGTCAGGTCAATCCACACGCGCTGCGCGATGTCGACCTGGCCAAGCGCGCGGCACACTTCCTTGTCGGCGACGAAAGCAATCATCGCGATTTGGTGCGCGCTGAACAGCGGCGCCTCGTCGACCTCTTTTTTCCACCGGTCGAGCTGATGGGTGGTGTCCGCAGACATAGCGCGGTCCCAGCGAATGGCTGGCAAGCCGTCGCGCTCGACCAGAAACCCGCGGTCGCCTGTTTCTAGGTGGCGGTAGTACACGCGCTTGGCCGGCGGCGGGTCGTTCGCAGTCTCGTCTTTCGGTGGCGGCGTGAAACTGTGCATCACTCGTCCTTCACTTCCCGCTCTTCGAACACCGGAATTGCCGCCTGGTTGATAATGACCTTGCCCACGTTGAGCGTCGGGGCCGCGCCCTTTTCAGCCGCGTTCGCCTTCATGATGCCGACCGCGATGTTCGTGGCGAGCTTCAACCCGATAGGGGCGTCCGCCGCAGTGGCCAAGGCGTACTTGGCGACCCGATAGGCGCGCTTGGCGTCGTCGGGGCCCAGTTCGTCCTGCATGCCCCAGAACGCTGGGTCGTCGTCGCGATTCAGCTCTGGGTCGATATCCCGGAAGCGCATCGAGTCCCGAATGACACCCAAGGACTCCGCCAGGAGCTCGTCGCGCATGCCTATTAGCTTGTCGCGCTGCTCGCGCTTGCGCTGCATGGCGTCTTTCGGCTTCGCAACCAAGACGGAAGGCGCCACGAAGCCAGTTGCCCCCTGCTGCTCTTCCGGCTTGGTTGGTCGCTCGGTCATTTTGCCTCAGCTTAGCGTGGCGGGCGCCGGCTGGGTAGCCTTCGGCTGCTCGTCCGACCAGGACTGAGCAGAAACCCAGTTCACGATGCGACTCCGCATCTCTGCCGGCAATCGATTCAGCGTGCGCGCAATGCCCGCCATCACCTGTAGCTCCAACGCACTTCCTGTCTTAGCGCTTCTCATTTTCTAGCTCTTTCTCGAGTGCGACGGCCATCGCTGGCTTCGACCACACCTGTCTCTCGTCCCATTGAACAAGGCACCCGGGCTTATTCCCGACCTGCCAGTGGCTCACGTAGCCCAAAACATGCGCCCATCCGTCGCCGGCTATCACGTCGGCGCCGACGAGCGCATCGAACAGAATCTTGACTCCGCCGGCCGCGATATTGTCCGGATCGCGTCGTCGGTCCGACTCGATGAACAAAAACGTCCAATGCCCAGGACCGACCGGGCGCACGCCATTCTTAGCCACCAGGGCCTTCATGTGCCCGTAGTACTTGGCCTTGATGGCGTTGTACGAACTCCAATTCCCCTGTCGGCTGGACTTGGCCGACAGCAGCTCGTTGAGTCCTGGCAGCCGCCCTGGGACCCACAGAATCACAAGTGCTGCAATCTCTGCCAGGTCAGCAGCTTGCGGTACGCGATGACCTCGAGCGACATTGGCGACGGGGCGTAGCGCCAGCCGTCCTTGCCTGGTCGCTTCAGGGGCCGGTTGGCTTGGATGTGCGCCAGGTCCTGGAGCTGGAGTGCCCGGGTCATGAAGTACTCTTTTGCCTCGTACGGCGCGCTCAGAGGCAGCACCTCAACGCGCCTAAATGCTCGCTCCACGTAGTCCGGCTGTACTCCCAAGTCGCGCGTAGCCATGCGCCACATGTAGCATGATTGTTTGACGAGCGCCAACCACTTCGTCACGTGTCGGATTTTCAGCAGTTACCTACATGTAGGCGCGTTGTTCAAAGTTGCCACGGCACTTTAATCGGCTTTCGGGCTTGTAGGGTTGCGTATGGTCACTGAGCAAATGAGAAATGAGGCCGTTTTGATGCTGGTCGGTGTGGCGCTATGGCGATTTTTGTTGACGTAGCGAAATGTCACGGTGTACGAGCCTCGCGCGCGTCTTATCTGGTTGGTCTCGTTAGAGAGCAACAAAGGAACGAGCGTTGCTGCTTTAGCTTCTCTGGCTGAGCAGCGCTCAGCGCCTCTCGGTCCGTACGGCTTCTCTTCTCCGGCCGTGCGGAGCGCGGCGCCTTCCGGTCTCTGAGAGTTCGCGGAGGCGTGTGTCTTGACTAGCAATCGTTTGACGAGCTGCTAGACTGGGCGCATGGCGAATTGCACCCTTTGTGGCCGCCCCGAGGCGGAGGCTCCACCGGAGCAGCACCGCTGCCACGCGGCTGACGTTTGCGACAAGGACGGCGACTGCCCGTGGTGCGTCATCGCGTGCCGCGACGCGCAGATTCGCATTCTGAAGGTCCGCAACGAGTACCTGGCTGGCCGCATCGGCGTGGAGCCAACGACCTAGCGTGCTCCGCCCGGCTCTTCCATTAGCTGCCCCTCCCACTCTCCGCGTTCCAAAGGAACGCCTCGTCTCCCCGCGCGAGCTGCGCACGTTCCTGGGCGAGCCGAAGCAGCGGCAGTGGAATGCACTGCTCAAGAAGGCAGGAGTGAAGCTTCGGTGGGCGCCACCGAACGGCACGAGCGCGCACTACCGCTGCGGGTTGAACAGGAACCAGGTCATGCGCATCATGCGCGTGCGCTACGCCAGCGTGGGCGAGCGGCGAATCAAAAGGTGGAGGCTCGGATGGATTTCAAAATGCTGAAGCCAGGCGAGCGCAAAAGCTACTTCTACAAGTGCGACCGCTGCGGGACAGAGACGGAGTTCGGG